GTTTAACACATTTTTGATTATTCAAGTATTAAACCACTTGAAGAGTATTAAATGATAAACATTTTGGTAGATTTATTAAACCAGATTTACTAGAAGTAGGGTACCAGCCAACTTTCTGGATACGTGGACTTTTTACACCAAATAGAAAACAACAAATTTGGGAAGACCTATTAGGCAGCGCACAGCAATGTGTGGGAGCGGACCATTGATCGTCGCTCAGGCGTCCTTCGGGACACTATTAAATCTTACATGAGGATAGTAATGTAAGTCAACCGACACCAGGTTGTTATATATTTATGTATTTATAATTAGTTAGAAAATTATTAATCACTCGTAAGGAATTCAAACTCAGAATGACTTTTATGTTTTCTGAGAAATTCTTTAGTTGATGATTTTCAGTTAGGTAGACCACGTCTTTACGGGTCACTGTCATTGAAAACACGGGAGGTGAGTTGAGTATGCGAAATGCTCTTCCAGCAAACGTGCCATAGTTATAGAATAATATTATGTTCAAAAAGACTTTTTCTTGAATTGGAAAATTTCGTTCACAGAACTCTATGGATCCACCGGACTCTTTTACGATAGAGTAGGTTTCGGGGCAAGACTAATAACGCCGAAACACGTGTGGTGATCAACACACCAGGTCAGAACTTCAGGTAATTGGATAGACAATTTAACTGAGTGGAAGTTTTTGATTAAAGAATTTCTCTTAGGGGAACTTAAGATGATAGGTAGAATGATGAACTTATTCGCGCACACCAGGTACGAACGGCGACAGCCGATTAAACAAGGAGATAAGAGATGTACTTTCACATAAAATAAAATAAAAATTAAATATATGAAAATCCCATAAAAGACTACGATTCGTTGTGGTTATTATGGATGAAAAAATACACTGTTAATTTTCATGGCACGTAAATACTCGTTGTATTCTTCGGACGTACTCCCAGTATGATCATGATTATTAAAAGGCTCGGCCCCTTCAGGTCTGACGTCCACCTTTTATGGCTTGGTCCACCGACGGACACAACCAAAACCAACGACAATTTAGGGAAATTAGTCGTACATTAGAGGGTTTAAGCTTTTATTACTACATTAATTTAAAAATGGATTGTGAAAAAACGGAACGCGAAAGGCGTAAAAAATTTGTGACTGAATCTGATAGTGCCACCAATAAGAAGGTATTTTCAGGAAAGAAAGCACAAAGGAATAAAAAGCAATATACCACGGATGTTCGTTATGTTAAAATGAAAAATACGAACACGCGGTCAGTAAAACGATCGAATACCTCTAGGCAAATACAGAGGGATATTAAAGAAGCAAATCTTTTTGATGAGCTTGGACCGCAAATTACTCAGACTAGAGATGAGTTACTTAAAATGCAGAAGTTGTACACTCTAGAGACCAAGTACATTTCTTTGGCAAATACGCTAGGCAGGTTACCCGAATTGGAGTATGGATTAAATGCTCTATATGAACTTGTTACGCGAACGCGATGCCACATTTCTCGCGCTTTACAATTGCCAAAATATTTTAAACTTGTATGGATTATGGGTTTTATATGTCGCAACTCCCAGGGTGGGATTGCAATGTTAGACTCAATGGAAAACCATGCCGCACTTATGTCAGATCAGAGTGGCAAGTTTAATGGAAATTTTGCAGGAGGAATTTATCCTTTGAGAGCAGAAGACAAAGCAAGATATTTGTTAGTTAAGATTTATGTTGCAAGATATTTAGAATCTGAAAAGAATAAAACAGCAAAATGGTTAGATGCTTGCTTGAAAGCTTTCAAGGAAATGCCCGGCATAGATCCAAAAGAAAATCCAAATGATTGGAAACCGGTAGGTCAGTCAAAGACAAAAGATAAAGTTTATAATGAATTTACTAAGACTACCTTGCTAGGAGATGGAAAGAAAGTAGAATTTGGAGATTGGGAAAAAGATGAAAAACCTTTGCCCAAGCCCACGGGGATCGCTCGAGGGTTTGCAGGTATAGGAGGAAATATTCATTCTTTTGTTTCATGGGCCTATAATAGATCCTCCTCAGCCGGAACCAGTGTAATAGACACATGCAAAGATACAGTATCACGGTTAGTAACGTATGTAAGATCCGCTGTATCAAAATATTTTGCGGATTTAGGATTAGAAATAGTAGCTCTTATAGTAGTGACAATAGTTATACTTGGAGTTTGTTCATCAGGAATGTTTTACGTTTTTAGTAAAATTTTAAATAGCGTTTATCGCAAGAAAGAAATAACAACTGATGATTTTAAAGAAGATAAGCCAGAAGGTCAAGGTGTTTCAGACATTGTAGACCGAGCAGGAGAAATCTTCAAGAAGATTGCAGAATGTATTACATATTCAATAGATTCAGCAGCAAATTTCGATCATGCAGGATATATGTCAAAATTTGGAAAAATTGCTGCAAATTATAATTCTATTGAAAGATGTTTAGAAAGTGTATGGAAACATGTTAAACCTCTAGTGGAATGGGCTTTTACGTCCATAACTGGAAAACCATTGTTCAACACTACAGTCATTTCCAATGAAGTGACATCAAGTTTGAAAGTTTTAGATGATATGCGGAGAACTTATAATGAATGTAAAAGACTTTCGAAAGATCAAGCGGAAGAAACCGTTAAACATGCAGATAAACTTAGAGCAACAGTAGCAGATAAACTTCATGTAGTTTTGCCTTCATTGGCCTCAGCTGTTACAGCGGGGCTTATAGCATCAGTTGATGTAGTTGACTATGCTAATGAGCTTGTTCATGGAGCAAAATTTAGGCCTATGCCTACGTGGATTCATTTAGTGGGTCCTGCTGGAGAAGGTAAAACACGTCTTATGAATAATCTTATTAAATGGACAAAAACTATGGTTTATCCAAATGATACCAACCCTTGTGATCGATATGATCGCAAGTCTTGTAATGAATATTGGGAAGGTTATACACATCAGTTTTGTATGGTAGTAGATGATTTATTGCAGGCTGATGATCCAGAATCCCGTAGATTAGCAGCTTTAGAAATGATTTATGCGGTTAATGGAAATCCTTATCACTTACATTTCGCAGGAATAAGTGATAAGAAGGGGCAGTATTTTGATTCCCCTTTCGTTTATACCACCGCTAATTTTAAACAAGGACAATATTTACCAGATAATTTAGGATTGACTGATTACGAGGCATTTTACCGTAGAATGTCGATTAAAGTTATGGTTAGAAGAGATAAAACTCAGCCGAATCAAGCGGATCCGTATGAAGATGCCAAGGCAAAATTTAAGTTTACTGAGATTTTAGGACCAAATAGTCTTGGAAAGACTTTTACCTTGGATTATTTACTTAGTATGATTTATACGTCCCACACTAAAAACATTTCAGAATTTATGGACGGAAAAGATCTCACGGATGAAAGTCTTAAGAAAGTCGTAGACGCATTTTGCGGGAGAGGAGATATGTCAGTTACTCAACCAGCAATTAAAGCAACGTCTCCTTCATTTGTGCCTCAGACTACACTTGCTACAGTTACTACAACTACCACGACAAATGCTGTGGCACCATCGGCTTTAGCTCCTACTACTACAACAGGAGCTGTTTTGAGGCCAGTTTATAGACCAAAGAAACCAAACGGCCAAGCTGATTCTGATGATGATGACTCAGAAGATGAGTTTATAATTGAGGAACCGGATGATGATCGTCCAGATCAAAGTTCAAATTCGAGTAAAACAGAACCAGATGAAATACTTGTTATTAATGAACCCACTTATCATGCAATTCCAATAGAGCACAGACATATAGGAGAAGATTCTAGTCAGCTCAAAAATCAACGGGTTTATTCAACGGAACACGAAGATAAGGCAGATAGTGTACATTGTAAAATGAATATGCATGCCAAAAATTATTTTGCAGCTGAATATACTGATGCGGATACTCCAGATGAAACAGCTAAGAAAATTAAGACTCGGGCTTTTAATCGTAATGAATATTTGTTAACGTTGTGTCGCACTCATTGCCCTAGAGAGTACAATGATATGCCAATTCCTCAGAGGATGGTAAAATTTTTGGAGAATCCAGGACAGTATATAATTAGTTGTGATACGACAGTAGCGACTTCTTATGCGACTGAAAAAGATGGTAAAACTATAATATTTCACAAGTCAGCACATGAAATGTTGAGAACATTTCAAAATACTATTATGGATGAAAATGAAGATTATGTTTATGAAATGACAAAACGAGATACATGCTGGGGAACTTATTTTAAAGCGGATACATATGATTTTTCACGATATTTCTCATCGTGGACCAAATTTGATGTGGATGATATTGACGATTGTTTTGTCTATGGCAAAGATTACCATGACGTCTTTGAACGTATTTCTAAAATTAATAATTATAGGTTAAAATTTGCCATATATGTAGATGAGAAACTTAAAGGAAATTATCCAACATTACGTAATATACATGCTCTTAATACTTTGTGTTTATGGTTTGATGTTCGTATTAGAGTTAAACGTTATAGATTGAGTATGGAAACTGAAATTTACTACTCTGCGTATAGTGAGTTAACACAAGATGTAATGGTACCTCATTGGATGGACCAGGTTTACAATCAATATGTGGATTCTTCAGTTAAAGGGATAATTCAATATCGTCAAACCATGACTAGAATTTCTTGGAAGAAAGATTCTTTTATCTCATCAATAAAACAAGGTTATTTGACTTCTTATAGTTATAAATTGTCTAGCTCAATGGACTATCCTCGTGAAATGATTCATGAAAGTAATTATTTAGCAAATTTAGGATGCAAGCACCCAGAAGTAATGAATTCTTATGATAATATGGCATCCAAAGCTTTTAAGATACTTGGAATAGCAGGAATATGCGCTATAGCTACAGGATTACTAGTAGCAGCAGCGGAGTTAGTTTCTAAATTCTTTTTGAGGGATGAAACAGTCTTAGGACAGTCTTTTGATAAGAATACTGAGAAGAAAGCTAAGAAAAATCTTATGAAAAAGAAACCAGGAATGAGAAAAGTTCCAAAAAATAAAGGTAAGCCAGTTAAAACACAACATTTTAATGTAGCACCTAAAGGTCAATCTGCTAGTAGTCAAATGCTTGCAGTTAAATTTGCTAAGAATACAGAGTATATAACTTGCATTTCAGAAGATGGCCAGAAAGCTAGGTGTTTTTTAACATTTGTTTGTGGGACAACCGCAGTAACTGCAGCTCATTGTTTTAGGACAATGAAGATTCAGAAAATAATAATACATTGGGCAGTTAACGAGGACGATGGAGAAATAGAACTGGCGAAAGGAGATGATTTTGAGATTTCTACCCCTGATCAAAGGGACATCACTATGATATATATTAAAAGAGATAGAATCCCTCAATATAAAGACATTCGCAAACATTTAATGACAAAGAAAGAATACTCGGAACTTAAGGATATGACAAATGTCTGTAAAGTAACGTTTGCAGATGATGGAACATTACAAACTTTTTGTGTAAATAACGCAAGGCCTTCAGTTGGCTCAGTAATAGAGTATAAAGGAGTAGATTGTCCATCATCAAATTTGTGGTTGTGCAGGGAAATGCCAAATATTCCCGGTGACTGTGGATTACCTTATTTCACTTTAAATGACAAATTTGCGAAAAAATTCCTTGGAATACATACGGCAGGAACAATCCAGGGATCATATTTTACTCCGTTGTATTATGAAGATTTTTCAAATGTTCCTCAAGGTCAAACTAAAACACTCAGACCAGACATGATTTATGCAAGTCCGCAGTTGGAAAAAATAACGATAGAACCTTTGTTTGGAGTGTTAGTTCCCGGATGTAAATCAGAAGGGATAATTAAAATAGAGAAAGATGGTGAAACTAAAGATTTGATAGCATACCAGCCAACTGATACGGAATTAAGACCAACACATTTAGAGAAAGGCTTTCAATTTCAAGACCAAAAAGTTGAGCCAATTTTTACCTGTTCAAAAAAACCAGCAATTCTTAAAAGGTTCATGAAGGAGAAGGACGGAATGAAAATGTTAGTAGATCCTCTCAAAAATGCGCTTGATAAATTTAAAGGAAGGAACGCACCCAGTCCTAAATTTAATCCTTCAGATCCCAAATATTGGAAGGGAGTTTATCATTCGAATTTTAATATGGAACGTGTCAGAATGGCAACTAGACACGAAGCCTTAAATGGTATAAAAGGTTCCGAGTTTTGCGGACCAGTCGATTGTAGTAAATCAGCATCGATAGGTTTTAGTGAACACGGAATTACTTCTGAGAAACTTTTTCCTCGTAATATAGAAACAGGAGATAGAGATTATTCAGTGCAAATGGATCAGTTGCTGGATGCTCGAGAAGAAAAATGTTTTAAGAAAAATAAAGTTCCACCATATGTTTGTCACGGAACTAAGAAAGACGAACTACGAATGCCAGGTAAAGTAGAAACACCACGCTTGTTCTGTAATGGATCAAAAGTATCATTAATAGAAGCGAGAATGGCATTTATGACATTCTTCGAGCAAGTGTGTAATCATGCTGGAGAAGGAGATGTATATATTGGAATTAATCCACATGGTACGCACTGGCGAAACTTGTGGAAGAAAATGTCAATGAAAAGTAAAGTTAAAATTATTGCAGATGACATTAAAACTTGGGATTTCAATATGAAACTTTGGTTTATCCAAGGTTTTGAGGATGAAGGAAGGAGACAAGGTATAAGTGAAGAGCAACTACGCCGAATGGTTTTAAATTTAAGATCAATATTAACACCATATGTAGTTATCGGGGGGAAAATATTTAGATATATAGGAATGCCCTCGGGCTCCTATCTTACTGCTATTGTTAATTCAATGTACAATAGTTGGATGACGAGAATTTGTTGGGACATGAAACACCCCGATAAAAATTTTGATGACTTTATCTCTCAAGGAACTTTTGGAGATGATTTAATACAAGCAGTTCTAGATGCTCTCGGAAAGGATGAATGGAATGGAAAGATATTGGCAGAGATGCGAAAGAAATATTTTAATATGGAAACAACGTCAATATTTAAAGATGGAAGAGAAGTTCCGGAATTTATGAATTTAGAAGTTTCGGAGTGGACAGATGGCGCAGCCCAATTTATTAAGCGTCAATTTAGAGTAGATAATCAGTTTGTCTACCCGATTCTGGATATTGAATCGATAAACTCTATGGTTAGCTGGGTTTCGCCCAGTAAAGATCGGAGCATGGACATATGTATTAAAGAAAACATAGAGACGGCACTTCGTGAACTCGTGTATCACGGAAAAGAAGTTTACGATCGTTATTTTGCCTATTTTCAGAAATATTATCATATTAAGCGTTGGGGGCAAATTCCAGTTTCATTTTCGGATGAACTGAATAAATATACTCATAGCTAAAAAACATTGTCGGAGACGACGTTAAACATCGAGTTAGGTAGACGGGGTAAGAAAGGTTTTGACATTAAAAGCCTCTTGCTTTCTTACAATCCTCCTAGCGACTACAAACACACTTACGCTTAGAAACCTAAGTGTGTAAGATGGCCGACGATCTTCCGCTAAGTCCGGGTGGGGGTGAATGTCTAATTCGAGACTGCCGAAAATAATAATGTAGAAAAAGTAACCGAAAATAATGAAAAAGTCTTAATTGACGAAACACGTAAAGGAATGGTTGAAAAAGGAAATAGTCTTACGTGTGATAAAGATGTGGCTGTAACACATATTGATTTTTGTAGACAGCCGAACATGTTCAAAGCTCTTAACCCATGGAAAGATCAAGCCCCTAAGGCAATCTTAACCCGTGAGTACAAGATTCAGGACATACCAATAACGCCGGGCTGGACAGGAACTTCAATTCAGTTTCCAGCAGCTTTGTTTAATTTACCGGCGATAACAAAAGCCCTTAGTAGTTTTTACTATTTCAGATCAGATGTTCAAATATCAGTAAAAATTAACTCGACACCATATCATCAAGGAATGGCGCTCATATCTTTCCTTCATGATGTAAATGAGACACCGGAATACACTATAACGCAGCGTTCAGTGTTAAGTCCGATTCTTATGAATTATTCAACATCAGATACTGTAGTCATGGTGCATGGATGGCAGCATTCAGAGCCATTTATGCGCCTAGATTCAGTTTCTACCCAGAACTATATAGGTGTGTTGAATATAGATCCTCTAGTACCAATTGATAATACATCAGGAGGATCAACAACAATAGCGTGTACTGTTTACGCTAATTTTGTAAATCCGATTACAGCAGGTTTTAGAAACCAGCCCTCGCCGAAACCGACAGGACAAGCAGCTTCTAAGTACAGGTTTAAGACCAAAGAAGCAGAAGAAAAGAGCGAATCCCGTCTACCAGTGTCCTCAGCACATGAGACAGCATTGAGTCCACTTTTTAAAACAGTAGACATGGTAGAAGGGGCAGTAAGCTCAGCATTAGACTTGTTCGGAAGGTTTACAGCAATGATGGATAAACCTATGGATTTAGCTTTGCCAGGACATATGACGTATGGGATTGGAAACGATTTCATAACAGGAGATGGTATCATGGGAGGTGAACGACTCTCATTATACAGTACATCTAAACTGGCAAGATTCGGAACAACAAGAGACTGTGACAATACAGATATGACAGTGTCGGAGTTTGCAATGATTCCGATGCTTTATGCAAAATATGATTTCACTTCTTCAAATACTGTGTATAACATGTACGCTTTTCCCACAACAATAGATTTTAACAATGATGGGACAATAGCTCAGCCAGATTTCCTGGCATATGTGGCAGGAATGCACAGGTATTGGAGAGGAGGAATAAAATATATGATATATTTTGTCACGAACTCGTTCACAACAGCAAGGTTCAGGATATCTTACATAATAGACTGGACACAAACAGAACTTGCAGAGGGAGGGGACTTTCCTTCAACAATAGTGGAGGTGAAAGGGAGCACAATAACCAAATTTACGGTGCCGTACTTGTACCAAACACCGTTTAGAGCAGTAAGACCAGCGTCGCTGCCTCCCCCCCCAAGTCCGTATGTAAACACACCAAAGATAGCGATAGAATTGTTGACTCTTCCCGTTGCCTCACAAGGATCAGCACCTCATATTACAGCAGTAATTTTTAGATCAGGCGCAGAAGATACGCAATTCGCATCACTACAATCAACAGTATTTGACCCAAAATACGCAAAACCAGCACCACCAGAACTCAAACCTAAGGGACAAGCCTCCCTCGAAGAAGAATTCTCAAAGCAGTTCGCACCAATTTCGTGTAATTGTATAATGGCAACGGAATCTGGTTTTTGCACAACTGAAACAACAGGAAAAATAAGCGATGTCATGAAAAGATTCGCTTCATTAGGAGTAGTAACACCATCAGTAGTGCAAAAACAACCAGTTTATAGTAGCCATGTAGTACAAGTAGGTCCAGGAATCTCACCGGCCCAAGAAGCAGAACTACAACCTTATCAACTGTTTTTGAATATGTTCAAATATCAGCGCGGATCAATGCGCTTCAGATTTATAAATCCGATGACAGGAACACCTGAATTGTCAGAGGTAATTTTTACTCCATCCGATGGAGGAACAGCAGATAGGGGATCAGGCATGACCAGCTGGATAAGGTCACATAATCCAGTATACACGATAGAGATCCCATGGAATGGCACCGTACCGGTGTATCCTACAGATAGTGAATCAATATTAAATTCAGAAACGATGATTGTTCAAGATTTCGCTTTTGAAGAAGACATAACAGTCGCACCATTTGTAGCATTCGGAGATGATAGAGTCCACTCATATCTCTTACCACCACCAACATTTCAATGGGTAGATGCACTTGAGAAACGTAATGTAACGACAACAACGACAACAACTACGACTCAAGCTGAGATCAGCACAAGCTCGAATTCGAGCATGTCTCAGCCCGGCCAGACGAAGCCGGTTACAAAGATGAGGTCCG